TGCCCGTAGGATTGTTCCTTACAAGCTCAAACTCACCAAAGGAAAGGGTCCTTGTGAATCCAAAGGAAAAAGCGTTGATTCTGGTAGGCTCATAAAATAGATTGTATTCAGAACCATTAGAACAGGGTAATGCTATAAGTCCATAATCTTCATGCTCAAAGAAGCAAGCCTTTCCAACTAGATACAGGCTCATGTTGAGCAACCTCTCATTAACTCCTATGGGTAAATTCTTCCAGTCATACCGTGTGACAGCAATGTTAGAATAGCGGTTGTACATCTCCATAAACAGCTTGCTATTCTCCATCTGCGCTTCGGTTTTAACATACATATCTCCCAACGGGTTGTTTGGGCAGTATGTTGACGTTAGAAGCTCCATACCGAACAGACCTAACGGCATATAACCCCTCCTTTCTTATCTATTGTCTTTAGAGTAGTCGCCTATCTCAACGCCATTTCCAACGTGCCAGAATGTAACCCCATTGTCTAGTGCCGCTTGTATGTTAGCTCTGTCTGTGCTGTTGAATGGCCCGCTTACAACAGAGGGTGAGCACTTCACATAATTCCAATACGGACGGGTATTCACGTTCGGCTTTTTCATCCGACAGGTTTTATAGCCGAATACGGAAAAGAAGTTATCAATGCTCTCTATCACGGCGGCATCCGGGAAGAGCAGGTTGACCAGATACCCCCAGGAATCAGCGGCAATCGCAAGGGCACCAGTGGTAACGCCGCCCATAGCTTGGGCAGGGTCAACAGATTTATCCATTACCTTACCGATAGTCCCAAGTGCGGAGTGTAGGGCATTAGTTACTCCCATAGTGGTACCAGCTACTGCCGCTCCTCCCCCAGCGAGTACACTACCGCCGACAGCTAGAGACGTTCCACCAGTAGGGGCCGCCAACAACATACTGCCAGCAACTACGGCGGCTGTTCCAATGCCACCTATAATAGAGGAAGCAAGCTGGGTCCTGTTCTGACTTACCCAGTTAGCAAAGGCGTTTCCTACCCAAGCACCCTGTACATTGATAGGAATGACCACACCCAGCGTCTTGTTAACTGCTTCGTCTCCCTCCATGTAATTGTTGGGATAGACAAGCACACCACCAGCCCCGGCTAGAAAAGCTCCGCCAGCCTGAAACTGCATGGTAGTTGGATTTGGGAAATACTCAGGGCGTAATTCCACAGAATCTCCCTGCCTGTTGGTAAGCTCCACCTTAAAGAACTCACTGCTAAAGCACTTGGCGTTCTTTACGGCGTATCCGTCAATATTGTCGTATCCCACAGTAGCGGAATGGATCCACATCTCTACAAAGTTATTGGATACAGCTATTCTGGTAGGACATACCCACATACCAAGGATACCCTGCAAACGCCCTTCTGTCTGTGCGTACTTTTTTATCATCTCTCCTAGTGAAGCCATTCCACCGCTATCAGCAGGAAATACAATAGAATTTAATCCAATAGGCACTCCTGCGTTTATCTGTATATTGTAGTTTTCCTCTGCGTTCTGGTCATAGGTAGACAGTACAACCACAGACCAGTTTTTCTCTGTGCCGTCAAGCATAACACGCCTTTTCAGGACACCAGTTTCAAGCCCTTCCGGTAGCAGGTTATTAAAGGAAGGTACGGCACCATTCCAGTCATCTTCCTGCATCTCCCTTTCTACCCAGCAGTCACGCCAGATAATGGACTCTATAAAGGTCTGCATGGAATCTGTCTGAAACTCTATTTCTGTACAGTTTGGATTGACAAACTCAATGGAAAGGATATTGCAGAAGATAGTCTTTCCGTTGTCGTTCACAAAGCTCATCATATCACAGTTACGGATAGAGTTATACTTTGCGTTCACTCTGGCATAATGCCTGTTCTCCCTCTGATAGCTCTGAGCCGTAAAGGACAGTGGGGAGCGTCCTTCATACCATGACAGTTTGGCCCCTTCACTCTCAAAGTAAGGCTGATTCTGTGGGTCTACTCCTGTGCTCTGGTATAGACGTATCGTAGTGTTGGGCTGAAAGTCAGGCATATTTTCACCACCTTAAATAAGGCCCGGACGGGAAGCCCATCCGGGCCATGTTTAATTAGCCGGTATACTTTTCAGTTACAAAGGACACGCCATTAGCCCAAGGACGGAGAGCAAATGTATCCCAACAGTGCCACCAGTAAGTCCAAGCCATAACTTCGGAGTTATAGAACTCGGTCATCTTGCGGAGACTGTCACGAATCTGGAAGGCCCCACGGTCGCCAATCCAAGCATACATATTATCTGCACCGTCAAACTTGTCAACGATTACCTGCCGGGCTACATAGTCGGCATAGCTCAGATTAAAGGCGGCACTCAACTTCTGGACATCTACGTTTGCAGCAACGTCAGCACGAATAAGAATAACCAAGTCATCAGTGGAAGTCCAAGAAGTGGCAGGGCTAGAGCCGCCTACAAGCTGATATGCGTTATAGTTAGAGCTGGGGAAAGACATAGCGGAAGCCACACCACGCAAACGGGTCAGGAAAGCGGTAGCGTTTTCTGCGTTTACAGTGGGCAAAGCAAGCACTTCCTGAATCATCTTATTTGCGGCAGTAGCACCACCCAGTAAAGACTTGGTAAGATTGAACTCGTCAATCGTGTTGCCAGTATACAGGCTGTTGACGATACCGGCAATCAGATTCTCTAAAGCACCCCAGCTTACAAAGGCGGCGGTCAACTGCTCGTTGCGGATAGTGACCTTGTATTTGTCACGTCTATTACGCCTGTAGTAGGCTGCCTTTACGTCGGGGTCAACAGGGGTCAGAATTCCTTGGAAATTAGCAGGCTCATACTGAGCACTCTTGGCGGGGTTGATATAGATATCCTCAACATCCAGCCCCAGAGGGATAGAACCCTTCCGTAGAAATGCCAGAGGATTCTCAAACATCTTCTGGTCCACAATGGTAACGGCAATCTTATTTACCAGAGCAGTCAGAAATTCGTTCTGTACGGACTGGTATTCCAGAATGGGGTTACCAACGTCCTGAATGTTTCGGGGAGTAGCCACTGGTACAGCGTCCCGATAGGCTTGACTGGCTTCATTTCTAATAGCGTTTACTGTATCGACAGCATTTGGAATCTTAGTGTTAGACATTTACTTTACCTCCTTGAATAAATCCTCGACAGTAATCGTCTCGGCTTTCGTTTTTTGTTCGGTGGATTGACCACTTCCACCTGTCTTATCGAGATTCTGCTGACCAACTCGTAGAAATAGCTCTAAGTTAGCTTCTTTCAGTCTGGTATTTTCCTGTTTCAGTTGTTCATTCTCAGTCGATAGAGTTGTATTAGTTGCAAACAGGCCCGTGTATTCATCACTGGCTTGTGTAACTAAAGAGGTTAGGGTAGCTTGGTCGTTCATGGCACTAATTACCTTCTGCATATGTTCATTCCATTGTTCAATTGTATATGGCATAATAATTTACCTCCTTAAAATCATCAGGGAATTGGATATCAAGTTCTTAGCTTTCATAGTAGTAAACCTGACCTCTCCCCGGTAGTATTTTTGTTGTAACGCTCCCAGCCATATAAGAGCATCTTTACTATTTCTTAGCTCCGTTGTCTCGTCATGTTCATCCACACTTAGAGAAATATGCTTGTTACAAGTCGGGTCATAGCTTTCCGTAATGTACCACAAATCAGAGCCTAATATTGTATAAACACCAAGCTCATTGCCTGATACCCTGATAGTCATAAGACACGTTCCGGGACATGGCATCTTTTCTATAAAGCTGGCAGTGTCACGCAGGAACTCATTCTCCATAGCGTACTTCCCGTACTCTGTTTCGGCTATAATCTTTCCGAATCTGGTTGACTTTGCTTTCTCAGTATAAGATGGGCTGTCTACCAGTTCAAGAAGGATATCGTTCTTGCGTAGTATCTTTTGCCCTTTCTGTAAAGACAAATCGTAATACAAAAAATATGGATTAGTGAATGTTATTGCGTTGGAAAGGAACAGAACCACTACATCACGAAGTCTGGCAATCGTTGAATACATCTCATTAAAGGTTTGTACTTCATCGGGAAGATATCGTATCAGCCCTTGGTCTATAATGAACTCGTCAAACAGAATCTTAGTTACACATGGAAATGGCACTGACTTGAATTGAGAAGCCCTTGACAAAGGCAGTGCCCACCCGGCAAGTTTACCGTCAATATAGAAGCACTTCTTTTTCACCGCCAGAGCGTGGTCCTGAAACTCATGCTGAATGTCATCGAAAAACAGGTCAATCTGAGATGACTTAATTTCTGTCTCATAGCGCCGCACATAGATAAACTGCTGACCTTTAGTCAGGAAGTCTTTTATAACCCTTCTCTTACAGGAATACGTCTTTCCCACTCCACGGGGTCCAACAACAAAGTTGAATAGGCAGTTGTAGGAAAGGGTCTTATTTACATCATACCACATAACTTCACCTATCAAAAAAAGGGATAGTATGAGTGATTATAAATAGTCTGTGAAAACCTTATAACACTTCTGGCCGGCTC